CAGGCACACGCTTGACGATATCTGCGGGATACAATCCAGCTTCAAGAAGTTCTTGTATTTCAAATAGTGCGTTTTTCATATAGCTCATAGTAGTATTATATCACAAAAATTACCCGCTGTACAGGGCTTAGATAGAAGATAGGTTGATGATGCGAGCATCGTATTCCATGAAGCTAACTTCGTGTGGAACGTACACAAACTTACCAACGAGATTGTCGGTTACGTTTTCACCGCCAAAGATCTCCTTTGAAACGATGATCTTAAATGCGTCGTACCCGTGATCTTTGTTGCATGAATCTACAACCTTACCTTCAACGAAACAATCTTCACGACCTACCATTGGTTTAAAATCATAGGCACGAATAACATCACCAACGTTTGCTGCTTTTTTAAATTTTAACATTTTGTTTCCTTTTTTCACTGTATGGATATATTCTACCATAGCTGCGGGTAATTGTACAGGGCTTGATGAAAATAAACTGCAAACCGTGTCTAAAATGATACAGTCTAAGTTGTTGATTTATAAGGCTTTTTCTAAGCGAAAAAAAGCCCTCAAAAAGTCGTTTAGAATCAACAACTTATGAGGGCCTACGAGAGGTCCTACAGGCGTCTTTTACTTACCTGAGGGATTATACTCATACATCACTGTGTTTGTATCACCAAGGGCCCATTTTGACTCATTCTCTACAGACCAACGTCTTGTGGCTACTTTAAAATCTGGCATCTTTAACTCTTTAGGATTACTGCTTGGCTCTAAAATGATAAGACGATTATTAGGCTGAGCAGCAAACTGACCATTGTCGCACTGAATAAAGTTATAAGACTTATGATCCTCGGTATCCTCACTAAATCCAGTATCAAGAACGTTAAAATCAGGAGAAGCAGAATCCACAGTGAATAGATAAGTGCCATGCATCCAGTCTCCGTTCTTGAGTTTAAACTTACAACGCATTGATTGAAGCTGCGCTTTCTTTAAAACAGTAATGTCATAAGAAAGACTGTCCCATAGTTGAAGATAGTCTAATGGTAATGGTTCACCTTCAATTGGTTTCCAACAGTATGCATGAATAGGAAGCTTATCATATAGCGCTCCGTATTGATTAAGGTAAGACTCAATACGAAACGCTTGGCCTCTTAAAGACTTAATGCTAATCCACCAGCATGGTTCTAATTCACCAAAGCCCTTTTGAAAGTCATAAAGAAATTCTCTACGAACAAAGCATTTTACTGCAGGAAGGTTAGCTATTATGTGAGCCATGAAGATCCTTAGCCATTGGGAAGATCTCTGAGATACACTTAGCTATCTCAATAGCAACTTCTCTGTGTTCTTTTTGAGTTCCATTTGCAGAACGCAGCTCGATGAAGTGGATCCAACTACGTAGTGTACCATTCATATACATTCTACTTACAGTTAAACCCTCAGGTAGAACTGCTCGAGCTTGTTCTTTAGCGATACCGTTCTTAATAGCCCATTCATATTCCTGCTTAACTGAGAATAGAACTCGCTTCTGAGCGCGCTCCCACTCGTATGCTAGAAGACGTTGAGCCTCATCGTTCATGTCAAGCTCTACACTATTTTGACGATTCTTTGTATCTTGCATTCTTGCTTCGCGTAACACAAACGCTTCTTCAAGCTGTGCAGTTGGATCTGCATATCGTTGACTAAATTCTTGGAATGAAAACGAACGATGGCGTAAGATCTGACGAGCAATGTCTCGAGTCGTAGTGATCTCCATGCATGCGCTTACCATTTCAAGTGGAGACCAGTGTTGATTGTTAATAAGGTACTTAATTAGCTTCTCAGATGTGCCACTGTTGAATTGATTTGTTGGATTGCTTACACGAGCACAGTATGCAATTAGATCTTGTACATCTGCTAATCCTTCATCGTAGAATTCACGACTTGGTTTACTATATGATACTAATTTAACTTTCATCTTCATACCTTTTAATTTCAATTACATCGCCAGTATTAATCTTCATTGAGAATTCACTAGCTTCGTGGAATGTTTTAAACCACTTGAACGCAACAGTTTGTCCAGTCATATAATATGAGACTTTATACATCCCAGTGTTACTTCTATCTGTCATATAATTCTTTCACATTTAAACGCTACAGTATTAATCCTTACTGACTTTGCGTACTTACAATCCATTTCAATCTTTGCTTCAGACGCGTAGTAGCCTAGTGAAAAACCAATTGCACCAAAGATAAGTATAGCTGACCAGTGCTTCTTAATCCAAAGATATATTGGTGAATACATTTCTTTTAAAGTTTGATCGTTGTAGTAAACTACATGATCTTCCTTTGGTTGCTTATTCGTTGCCAAAATCAAATCCTCCAAAGTCTGGTTTTTCACGGGTACCAAACGTATTCAAAGGCTTGTCTTCAGTCTTTGTTCCAACGTGAGCAGCATCATTAATTAACGTTTGTGCACTTGCTTCTACATCATATAACTTCATTCTACTACGATCAATACCAATGATGAAGCGCTTATTTGAAGTTGGATCGTTATAACGATTCTTCAACTGCTTTACCATCACTTGCCCAAGCTTTTCCAGTTCCTCCGTCGAGATAACCGCGAACATAAAGTCTGCTGTCGCTGGGAGTCCAAACGATTCGGATGTGTCTTCAAGACCCACATCAGTATTTGAGAATCCTGATCTAGTTGTTTGGGTGGCGGATACAACCGGGACGTTTGCTTCGACTGCCAAGCCACGCATTTCTTCTGCGATCGCCTTAACATACGAGTACGTATTGACTGATCCACCGAGTCCACGAATTCTCGAGGACGCACAAATATTAAGGTAGTCAATAAAGATAATATCCGGCTTAAAGTTCTTTTTAAGTTTAAGTTCATTTAGTAGTGCTCTGAAGTGACCAACGTGTGCAGCGCCAGTTGGATACTCTTTAATGATTAACTTACCGATATTCTTTTGAGCAACCTTCATAATCTTAGAATCATAAACTTGTTTAGGTAGTGATTCTAATTGATCTACTGGAATATTCATTAAGTTTGCGTCGATACGTTCTGCAATACGCTCTTCTGCCATTTCCATTGTGATGTATAGTACGTTCTTACCTTGAACTAAAGATGCACCAGCCATGTGACACATGAACAACGATTTACCAACGCCAGTACCAGCAAGAATGATGTTTAAAGTTTTGTTAGGTAAACCACCTTTAGTAATCTTATTGAAGTAATCTAGATCAAATGGAATACGTGATTCAACTTTATGATAGAAGTCATATCGTTGATCTGAGTTATCAATGTAATCATGGCCGATGTTAGTATCAAAGCTTACTGATAACGCTTTAGACAGAATATCAGGGATTGCATTGTTTGTGTGTTCTTTATGTTTACCATCAATGATTTCGATGGATTCCATAATCGCAAGATAGATCGCTCTGTCTTGACAGAACTTTTCAGTTTCATCAAGAGCCCATTGAATATCAACAGGCTGAGCGCTGTAAGCTTTAGTAACAATATCCAAGATCTCATTAGTGACGTTTGGAATTTTTTGTAGCTCTAGCTTAAGCGCAGCTTCAGTTGGATTTGTATTGTACTTAGTAACAAAGTGTGATACAACCGCGAAGAGCAACTTCTCGCCTCGCTCAAAGTACTCGTCTTTGAGGAATGGAAGCGCTCTTCTTGTATACTCCTCGTTAGTGCACAGCTGATTCAGTATTAGTTGGCTTATCATCGTTACCTAGTTTAAATTTACCTGTTTCAAGTGAGTCTTCAATAATATGAGAGAGAATATCTCCAAGTGTATTCATAAACTCAACGTTGCTTTTTAGTTCTTCTTTGTCTAAATGTTCTGGTAAATCTATAATCGCATACTGAAAACCGAGAGTTGCATCATCACCGTTTTCTTTGATTTGAATCTTACCGTACTTATAGACTGTATCTTTATAGTCGCCTTCGTTAATCTTCACATGCCAAGAGTCATCACTAAAGTCATTCTCAACGAATGAGTATGAATCACTCGTTATCTTCATCGTCAACCTCTACGTATTTTTCTTGCATCATTGCTGCATGGCCGATTTGGAAGCTATCAGTGATGTACTTTTTAAATTCGTCAGAGCTTAGAATATCTTCCCAGAATTCTTTATTGAGCGTATCCTTTTCTCGTACCTTTGTGCCGACCAACTCACCTGTGCTTCGGTCCACTTTTTGATACCACCCGTTATTAGGTTTAACAACGAAGTTACCAGCCAAAGCAATATCAAGCAAGCCAGAGTACTTCTGGATACCACCATCAAAAGAAACAGATACAGGGATCTTAGATTTTTCTTTAACATATCGTGATTTTTCTACGTTGATGATGAAGTGGTAACCTTTGATCTCTGTACCATCTTTATCTTGTTGACGACCTAGAATCCAAATTGTATCCGCAGAGTAGTAGATACCTGTGCCGCCAGAGACAACAGCTTTTGGAAACATACCGATTTCCATGTATGTGTGATTCACCACAACCATAGGTACATCCTTCATGGTTAAGTAAGGTGTAATCATACGGAATAAACCCTTAAGTGCTTTTGCTCGAGACATATCAGCAACTGACTTCTCGTTCAATGCGTCTTCTAATTCTTTCTTAGAAGCAAGGTTACCAACAGAGTCAATAACGATGATTACTTTATCGCCGCGCTCAAGGTTATTCAATTGACCAACAACGTCAAACTTAAGTTGTTCTACATCAGTGATAGGTGTATGAAGCACTCGAGAAGTGTCGATACCAAAAGCATCGAAGTAAGCTTGAGGCGTACCGAACTCTGAATCATAAAATAACATAACTGCTTCTGGATACTTATCCATATAAGCCTTTGCCATCAGCAAAGAGAACGCAGTTTTAAAGTGCTTTGAAGGACCAGCTAAGACGGTGAGTCCTGGAGTTAACCCACCGTCTAGCTTTCCACTCAACGCAACATTGATCATAGGCACAGAAGTAGGGATCATATCTTTTGCGCCAAAGAACTTTGAATCTTCCAACACTGATGTGTATTCGATCTTTGAGTTCTTTTGTAATTTAGCCATTAAGCTCATTGTATTTCTCCGTAGTGTATACTAATATTATATCACAAGTAATTAAGAAAAGAAACCCTCTAGTGAACTTTTTTCAACTTCAATCATATCACGGAAGTCATGTGTTTCACTATGGTTATATTGTAGCAGAATTCTATCGCCGGCTTCTACGCTATCACGCTTTCCGTTTAGCCATTCTTTAATCTCAGTTGCCATGTCTGCAGCAGTTGATACTGGCACGTTTTGACAAATGTGATTTAAGTTAGCTTTTGGATTTAATAGCTCGAAGTCATAGGGTAAACCCATAATAGACATTGCTTCACGATACGTGATGTATCGATCTTCATAAGGATGCGTTAACATCATTGGATAGTGACCAACAAACGCACCAATATAATCTTTTGGAATAGTAGTTAACCTACGCATGATGTTGTCGCCGTTTGCAAGCTTCTCATGAATACGCTTGCAACGAGCTTCAATGTTTGGATAATCATGCTCTGCCATCCATTTACCTACATCAAGGTAAGATACTTTCTTACGCTCTAGCCAATCCATAGCGTTATCAGTCTTCTCAATCTTATCAAAGAATTGACGATGAGTGATACCACCTTCTAGTTCTTCTAAAACATAACGATACCAAGGATCAACCTTTGAAGGTGTTCCCTTATTAGTCACATCATGCTGAGTTAGATTAGATGGAATGTTAGTGATTAGGTCTTCAATCTTTTGCCAAGGTGTTTTATAGAACTTAAAGATCGGTGCTCTGTTGCCCTTCCAAAAGAAGTAGAATGAGCGTTCACGAATCTGAGGCACGCCGTGCAGCTGTGATTTAGTTCTATAGATCGACATAGAGTAATCATTCTCTCTTGCAATCTTATGAAGTTTCTCAACGACAGGTTTACCAACTTTACCTGCAAATCCTGGTGCATTCTCACCCCAGAATACGTCTGGCTTCCATTCACCTAAGACTAGGTTAGCAGTTTTATACATCCATTCGTTAGCTGCAGCGTCTGGACTTGCACTAGCTGAAAGCGATGATAGACCTGCGCAAGGACATGTTGTAGAGATAACATTAACATGGCTTGGCTTATGAGTTCCACCATCATCCATAACGTAGTATGGAATATCTTTATAGTGATTAACTGCGTGTGAATCGTTTGAACCGAAAGCGGAAAAAGAAGCCAACCATTCAGGTCGACTTCCCATTGCTTTCTCTTGTCCTAGTGTTTGACCACCGATCAGTGGTACTATGCTTGCGTGCGTAATTGCCATACTTTTTCTTTAATGTGGTTCATCATTTCATCAAAGACTGGTTGTGAGTCTTGATGGGATTTATAAAATTCAAAAGCCATTTCACGCCACTCGTTGCGCATTCCATTGTCTTTAGATAATTTATCTAGTGTCTCGAAGGCTGGTCTCATGTCATCATCGTCTAGCCAAATAGTTCCAGTGTCTTTGCAATGGATTAACTTTTCACCTTGAACTCGATGAGTACATCTCGCTCCGTATGATTTACGGAATACTGGAATAACACCAACACAAGCTAACTCGCAGTGAGTGTATTCAATAGAGCGCTCAATAAAGCGTTCATCTAGTATAGACAACTGATAACCAAAGGCAACCTTTGACATACGCTCTAACATTTGATCGTTTACATAAGGACCGAATACGTATGCTGGTTGATCGTATGCAAGCGGAATGTTCTCAATGTTATCTGCAATGTGGCCATTGAACTCTGATAACTCACGGAACGCAAGATACGCTGGAGATTTCTCAATGCCTTCAAACGTAGTGATGTAGTTGTTTGGACGAAGGTATTGGTTATGAAACTTAAACATCTCCTTGTAACCCTTCCAACTCGTAGTGCGACCAATCCACTTGTTGTGTTGATTGTCCTGCTCATTGATAGGCTTCCAATACTTGGCTCTAATATCTTCAAAGTCAATGCCTGGTTGAAAGTTTAGAATCTCTGTGGAGTTGCCGCCCATGAATGCATCGAGTCCAGCGCCGCCTTTAAGCTGCTGTACGTATCTACTAAAGTCGTTGCTGCGGCTATGAGCGAAAATAACGTCAGCACGATTAATAGCATCGTCAAGAGCTGCATTGCGCTTGATTGAAAGCGACGAGTGATCGTGTTGAATGAGTACGATAGGTCTTTTAATTTCATTGATTGCTCTTTTAAATTGTGCTATACATTCGTCAGAGTGACCGATAGAAGGTAAACTATTAATGATAACAACTTCTGCTTCATTACAGCCGTCGATCATTTTCTGAGTTTCTTCAGGCTTTGCAAACTTAAGCTGAACTACATTAGATACATCATGAGCATTTTTACGTGTCCACGATTTATCCTTTGATGAGTAGACTACAAACTCGTAGTTGTTTTTCTTAAGCCATTTAGTCTGTTCAACTGTAAACTTAGTTACGCCACATCCTTCAATACCGCGGCCCATTATAATTGCGATTTTCATTTAAGATATTCCTTACATTGCTTTAAGATTTGTTTCTCATAGTTCTTATCGTTAAGCAGCCTGTTCCTTGGAGAAGGATGCGGTAGCTTAAAGTGAGAAACGTTAATCTTATTTAGCGCAGTAGAAGCTAGGCCACCAAGCGCTATCACTTTATCGTATTGCTTTGTCACTTGTAGAGTTTCAAAGTTTACGTCTTTAATAGTTGGAGTATCCTTAACGTAGTCAAATAAGTTGATGAATGAGAAGTGTTGAACTCCTAAAACATCTGCCCATTTTTCCAGTCTATCGAAAGTAGAGTTCTTGTGAACTTTCTTTCCAGTAGACCTATTAGAAGGATTCATTCCAACAACAATCATATTGCAAAAACCTTTATTCCAACTTCATTAAACATATCAAGAGATTGCTGCCAAGACTCAAGCCAATGAGGTCTTAAATCTATACACTCTTGAGCTACGTAAACTTCTTTAATGCCAACTTGAATAATACCCTTGCAGCATTCGTTACATACGGGTAAACCATATACGTAAAGTTTAGCGCCGT